TCACTAACCTGACTTGCAGTAAGTGCTAATGATGCTTGATGTTGTGTTACACTTGATTGTGTAATATTTGTATCTGGTACATTTGCCCAAGTAACTGAACTTGTGAGATCATTTACTTCTATTGCTGCTTGAGCATTGGCTGCAACGTCTGTATATAGTTCTGTAAAATTGTCTTCAATTTTTGAAAACGCTGAGCGAATTGATTCGCCATCACCTGTTTGTTCTGCTGTACCTATATTAATATTTCGTTGTGTCATGGTGATTCCTAATGATTTAGTCTTATAACATTTACAGTGCCGTCAGTCCAATTTGTTATTTTTGCTCTTATCCAAACGTAGTTTCCAGTAAAGTTAAATACTTCAACAGCATCAGTAGAGTCAGTATATGTTTTGCTGTATACTGCGGTGCCAGCTTCTATCTTACCAGTAGTATCTATAGTATAATTTTCAGTATCTTTACTATTTAAAAGTATGCCAAACCAGTCGTCTTCTGTAGGTGCAGTTTCAAGTGTAGCTTCTACACTAATTGTACCTATAAATCCTGTGGTTTTATATTGTAATGTGTGCAAGCCATCAGAACGACTATAAAATCCGTCGCCTTTATACTTGTCGCCGATGGCTGTTGCCGGAACACTATCTCCGGGGTGGCTCTGTGCTGGAAAAATAACTATACTACTCATACAAGTATTTATCTTGTTTACGAGTATATGTGTTTTCTACCGAGTGCCATTCTGTTACCGTTTTCGTCTAAATTATGTCTTTGAAGAAAATTTTGAACATATAAATTACTTATTTTGTTTATTTGCTCTGCATCAAATTGGTAAACTGTGTTGTCTTTTGTTACTGATTTACCAATACATTTATTTTCTCTAACACTAGATAAGTTAATATCTTTAGTAATTTCATGTCCTTCACGATTCATTACAGTCGCAGTGACTTCTACTCCGGGCGCAATAAATCCCAAATCAATTAATTTTAATGCTAGTTCAACTTTCATGTTGTTTACCTCTTTCAATAGTATATATCCTTTTTATTCGATTTTCTAAAAGTAGTTGAACAAGTGTTAATGATTTATTGTTTTTAACTTTTATTACCTGTACAATTCTTTTATTTCGAAAGTATATATTTCCTTTTTCTTTTAAATTACTCAGTCGTTTATCAACTTCTATGCCGCGAGTTAAGTGTATAGCAAAGTCCCATTCTGAATCGCTATCGATTATTATATGTTTTTCACTAAGTAATTTTTCTAAAATATATTCGTTACTCGGTTCCCACATTGCTTTTACAAGTGAAGGAAATTGTTGTAGAAGTGACTCTATATATCTATGATTAGATGTATAAAAAATCATCCTAGGCGATTCTACTCTAATCATATACTCGTCGTCGAATGTCTGAAGCAACTTATACATACGTTCGGCTACATTAAAGTCTTCGTCAGGATGATTATTATACTTAAAAAATGTAGATGCTTGTCTATAATTACCCGTCTTGTGAGAATCAAGTACAGTACGCACCCATTTCCATTTTTTTTCTCTAAAAATATGTCCTAGCGGGAATAATAAGTCTACCTTGTAGGCAAACTTATTATAAAATAATTTATTTGTATCATATACTTTCGACATTTTCTTTGACTTCTTTTACTACTGTATTTAAGTCAATTTGATCGTCTTTGATATCAATTAATAATTCACCGCCATTTTTAAGATCGCCAAACAATAGTATACGACTCAATGGACTTTTAATATCTCTATCAATAACTCTTTGTAGAGGTCTAGCACCCATCTTTTTATCAAATCCTTTTGTGATTAAATAATCAATAGCATCGTCGGAAATTTTTGCAGTAACGTCTTTTTCTAATAATGTATTTTTAAGTTCTAGCAAGAACTTACCAACAATTTTAATCATTACATTTTTACCAAGTTTGTTAAATGTAATTACAGCATCGAGTCTGTTACGGAATTCAGGAGCAAAAAACTTCTTTAGTTCCTTGTCTTCGTAATTGTCAACATCTAGTTCTTCGCCAAATCCGATAGTATTTTTCTCTGCATCCTTAGCACCTAAGTTAGTTGTTAGGATTAAGAAACTATTACGTGCATCTGCTTCCTTACCGTTAGCACCAGTTACTTTACCATTGTCCATAATTTGCAATAACACTTGTGATACATCTGGGTGTGCCTTTTCGATCTCATCAAGCAGTAGTACACAGTTTGGATTTTCTTGTAATTTCTCAATTAGCAATCCGCCTTTTTCTTCGTGTCCTACATAGCCTGGAGGCGAACCTAATAGTTTAGATACACTGTGTTTTTCTTGATACTCTGACATATCAAAACGCACAAGTTTTACACCAAGTTGTTCTGCAAGTTGTTTTGCTGTTTCTGTTTTACCACAACCAGTAGGCCCCATAAACACAAAACTACCAATTGGCTTGTCCTCTGCTTTAAGTCCTGCTTGTGCAACAAAAATCTTATCAACAATATTATCAATAGCTTCGTCTTGTCCGTAAACTACTGACTTGAGATTAGTTTCTAAGTTTGCAAGATTGCCGGTTTCCTTTTCGGCAATTTGTTCAAAAGGTACTTTGATTGCTTTACTTAGTTCAAACTGAATTTCTATGTCTGTAACTGTACCTTTCAGCTCGTTCTTTACTTTAAATCTTGCACATGCACAATCAATTAGATCAATTGCTTTGTCAGGAAGTTTTTTATCTGTTTGATACTTGATACTTAGTTTAATAGCAGCATCAATTGCATCTTCTGTAATTATAACACTATGATAATCTTCATAATATCTTTTAATACCTAACAAAATATCTCTTGTAGTTTCTTTTGACGGTTCGTCAACACCTACACGTTGGAATCGACGCATCAATGCACGATCTTTTTCAAAATATTTGCGGTATTCTTCCCAAGTAGTTGATGCAACTACTTTTAAATTACCTTTTGACAATGCTGGCTTGAGCATATTAGCTAGGTCATTTGAACTATTTTGTCCACCTGCGCCTGCGCCACTAATCATATGCGCTTCGTCGATAAACATTACTGTTTTGCCTTTCTTTTCAAGTGCTTTTAGCACCATCTTAAAGCGTTCTTCAAAGTCTCCACGATACTTACTACCAGCAAGCATACTACCAATGTCTAGATTATATACTTTATACCCATTTAAGAAGTCCGGAACTTGTTGATTTTCAATATTCCAAGCAAGTCCTTCTGCAATAGCAGTTTTACCAACACCTGGATCGCCTACTAATAAGACGTTGTTCTTTTGCCGACGTCCGAGTGCAAGCGCAATACTTTCTAACTCTTCTGATCTACCAATAACAGGGTCTACTTTCCCCTGTAATACTTGTGCATTAAGATTTGTAGTAAAGTTCTTGAGTGCTTTGTTAGCAATACCTTCAGGAATATCGTCTTCTTCATTATTCAATTCTATTTCACTTTGTAGATATTGAGAAAATTTATCTTTTTCGATACCGGCTTTCTCTGCATAAAACGCTGCATGAGACTTCTTCTCATGTAACATACTTAATAATACATCAGTTGCTTCAATCTCGTTACGTCCGTTAAACAGCACTTGAGTAAATGCTCTATTCAAAGTTCGCTCGACTGTACCTGTCTTTTTAGGTTTGTGCTTTGGATTTTCTACTTTAATATCGTCACATTGATCTTTAAGAAAATTTTGAACTGTTTTCTTAATATAATCAACATCAGTGCCGTAACCTTTTAAGATATTTACAAACTCTTCTTCGCATAGCATTGCGAATAGAATATGTTCTAGTGTTACATATTCATGCTTTAATTTTTTAGCATCTTTAACTGCTTTATTAAAGACAGCTTCTAATCTTTCACTTGGACCTACCATGTTATTCCTCTTATTAATTATTTACTATTATATGATATAAACGTATACTTGTCAATTGATCATTTGTTCAATTCGTCATTTATTTTTTGAATTACTTTTTTTTGATCATCAGTTAAATTTGGCATATATGTTTTGAAGTCAATATATAACTTTCCACGACGGTTAATATTAAATTGACTTAATCCCTCGTTATCTATCGACAATATACTATTAGGACCTGTGTTTGGTTTTATTTTTATATTCAATGTCCTGCCTGTTATAGTTTTGATTATCTTTTCTGTACCAGTAATTAAATCGTAAACTGATATAGGTATAGTTAATCCTAAGTCAATACCACTTACAATAAACTTGCTATCGTTTTTTACTCGAAATACTAATTCTAAGTTTCCCGGCGGATATTGTGTATATCTATGTTCACCAAGTCCGTTATAACTAACTGTTTGATTAGCCACTATTCCTTTAGGAATAGTTAGATTTACACTTTTATTTTCTCCAGTTGGCAACTTGTAATGTATAGTATCTTTTACTCCGGTTACTGTGTCTGATAAGTTTATTACATATTGTACTCGTATTGTTCGATTAGGATTACGTTGTCGTCTTTGGCCAAACATTGCTCCAAAGATATCTTCCATATTTTGTGTATTAAAGTTGAATCCTTGTCCACCACCGTTTTGCTGATGGTCATACATACCACGTTTTTGTGGATCTTTAAGTGTGCTATACGCTTCGTTAATTTCTTTGAACTTATTTTCATCGCCGCCACGATCAGGGTGGTGCTGCATACTTGCCTTTTTGTATGCTGTCTTTAGATCTTTGTCGGAAGCGTCCTTTTGAACACCTAAAATAGAATAATAGTCCATGCTATTATTTACCGCATGGACTATTATGTAAACTTAGTAGTGATTATTTCTTTTTAGTATAGGCCTGTGCACCAAAAAATGCAGCAACAATACCAGCAACAGCAACAAAGTATGTTGGAGCCATTGATCCTAATGTTTTTTGTGCTTCGTCTAGTCCTGCTAAACTTGCACCTACAACTGCAAATGGATATAGTAATAATCCAAACAATGCAAACCAAGTCATATTGCGTTGTGCGTCACGCATTGCATCTTGATCTTCTAATGCTTTGCGTCTAAACTCAAGTTCCATTTGTTTTTCTTCTTCATCAACCTTGCCATCCCCATTTAAATCTGCAGGATGATATCCACTTGCAACCTGCGGAGCCGGAGCCACTGCTACTGGCGATGCCACTGGCGCTGGTGTTGCTGATGGTTTTGCTACTGGTGCAGGCGCTGCTTTACTTTTTAGTTGTTCTGGCTTTTTTCTTGGCATTGTTACCCTCCAATTTTTGTAGTCTGCCCTCTAGGTCGTCTATTTTTGCTGTAATTTTAGGATACTTTTTTCTCCATGCATCCTCAGGTTGTTCGAGCCACGTAAGCCCCCAACGCTCAACAAGGTAATCTACTGCTAAGTCAAACTTAGCGTATCCCCATAATCCTATTCTTGTTGTACTTAAATATGCTAGTGCAACAGCACCTAAAATACTGCCTGCTATACTAGTATAAATCCATGTGCGATCACCCGCCATGTTTTGAATCATTTCCCACATAGTAAACCCTCGTTTTTATTGTATGTATTTAGTCTCTTAATCTAGGCCAACTACCTGGCATATCTGTATGTCTTCTTATACCAATTGCTCTGTTAGGTGAAAAGAAATCATATCTTACTTCGTTATTTTGATTACCACCTAGTATAATCCAATACTCCTTGCCGTTGTGTATTTGTGTATCAACATAAAAGCCAACATGCCCTTGCCAACCTTTGTTACCTCTTGGAAAGACAACAATATCGCCACGTTGTATATCTGCAGGCTCTACTTTATCTCCCCAGTACAGGAAACTACGTGCCATCAACGGAGGATATTTTGTTTGATTGTTTAGGTTAGGTATGCCATCTATTTCCAACACACTGTTGACAAACGCTGCACACCATTCTGTACGCACAGGATCTACATCCAATAGTTCCTTTAGTTCAGCTCTGTGTACACGTTCTTCCAATCCTATGTAAGGTTGTGCAGTAATTACACTATTACTGGATTCTGCTGCTATGACATTACAGCCAGCAAGAAGTAGTGAACTTACTATTATTAATGGTTTCATAAATTTTTAATCTTGAATAACTGCGTTATCCATTGCCTCTTCTGCTTGTTCGTAATAGCCTTCGTAGGCTGCTATAATTGCTTGTTGCTGTTGTACAAGCGCACGTATGTCGCTGAAGTTGAGTCCTAGGTCGCCGTAACCGTCTCCACTTAGACCGTATATAGCAAACGGTTTTCCACTTGCTGCAAGCCTAGCTATTACAGCATCTACATTGCCTTCGTTGATAACAATCCATTCTAACTTGCGCATGTTAAGTTCGTCAACAGGAGGCAGAGATAGTGTAGGTTTGTCAATAGGTTTAGAACTTATTTCAATCTGCTGTGGCTGTGTTGAGCAAGCCGCGAGACTTATAAGTATCGTAAAACCAAGGACACTCTTTGTTAAAAGCGATGCCATTTTCTGCGTTCCTTTCCTTCTCATTTAATTCAGCTCCTGATAGAAGTTCAAAACATCTACCTGCATTTTCTGTACCTCTGTTTACAGCACGTTCAATACCTTCAGCATTTGCTATTGCTGCTGCTGTCAAATCAATCTTTTGCAGTTTATCTGCTAGTTCTTGATTCTGCCTGCGTATACTTGTGTATGCTGCATTTAGTCTGGTGTTTTCTGCTTGGGCACTAGCATAACTTGTTTGTAAACTTTCTAATGCTGCTTCATTTGTTTCAACTGCTATTTCAAGTTTAGCATTGTTTTCTTGTAGTATGGCCATGCGTTGTTGTGTGTCGTTGTAATACCAGTAGCCTATGCCACCCATAATACACATAACTAAAAACATTACTCCTGCAAGTTTCATGCCCATACCTAAACCACCTACCCTAATAACTTTCCCAGCGTGTTTGGTCCTACAATACCATCTGCTACTAGTCCGTTTGCTGATTGCCATTCTTTAACAATACGTGCTGTACCCGGACCAAATATACCATCAGCAGGCGAAATGTTAAGTTTCTCTTGCACTTCTGCTACTAATGGACCACGTGATCCTTGACGAATAGTTTGATTAGTATTAAGTTCTTTTTCTTCTTCAGGTTCTATTTCCATATCGCCGCCTAGCACATCCAATGCGTGTGCCCAGTGTTTTTTACGATCTTCTAGTCCAATAGTTCCTCCATTGATACGCTTGGTCATTTTAAGAATGTCCATATTGTCGCAATGTTTATTAATATTGTTTTCATCCCAGAACCAACAAGCACTATCTAACGCACCTTTTTTGGTACGCACGTAGTCTACTGCTTCTTCAGGTGTCATTTCGACGTCTTCGGCAAATTCTGTGTAGTTGTAACGTCCTGTAAGTTGCAGAATGCCGCCGCCTCTAAAACGCCAGCCATCGCCGCTATCGGTGTCGCCATTGTCCATCCGACCTGCATATATGACATTAGCAATTTTTTCTGGTTGTCTGTGATATTCATTTGCATCTCTTCCAGCACGTTTGAAATATTTTGGAAAGATTGTGTTTAATGCTTTAGCACTGTAGTTTAAGTTTTCACTTAATACTCTAAAGCCGCCTGATTCGTGTCCGCACTGTGCAATAAATCCAGCAACACGTTCAATAGTATTTACGTCCCACAATGGAAGTATTTCAAGCATTGCTTCATACCATTCTTCCCAGTCGCTTCTGTGAATTAGTTCTTCAGCCATCCAAGGCTGAAAATCGAAATCAAAATCTTCAATACTCATTTTTAGATCCTTTTTAAAACGAGAGCCTTATCTTGATTTTCAAAAACAAGACTGTCTCCATACTTACTTATGTTATAGTCTCCGATATACTTGGTCAAAAAGAGTATTTCAGGATAGCTTTCCATTAAATCAAATGTTCCTGTAATATTATTCATACACTCTGTTATATCACCATATTTGATAAATTTAAATCTTACTGGATCTTTGTATGATTTAGCTATAGTAAGTGTAGATTCGTTCATGTCTACTCTGTCTAAGAAACTTTTACTAAAAAAGTTTTTATAATTATTTAAATTATTTTCGTTAACAACATTGTCGTAACTATTAGCATCTGAAGGTATGTCTTGCTCTAAGAATTCTTCGTCAGCTGGTTTACTTTCAAAACTTTTATAGTACCTAAATCTAAATTCGTCAATTTCACATAGACTAGTTAATCCAGTTAGTAATTCTTTTATTTCTTTTGAAACGCCGTTGCGTCTTTCTATTTCGACAAACACTTTATATGTGCCATCAGCTTGTTCGCCAGGAGTTACATCAGCGTCTAATACAAAATTATAGCCTTTTTCGATAAAATTAACAAGATCAGTTCCACTCTCTTTAGTAAGTGTACTAAAACTTAAAGTAACAATGTCTTTATCGGCACCCATTTTACTTTTATAGCTATCAACCTCAAAAACATTATAAACTAAATCTTTTAAATCGCCTTTTGTAAGTCCCATATTAAATTGTATCCAAATCTGTATCTAGTTCTTGCTCTTGATTCACATCAACCGGTTGCTGAACTTGTGTAGTTGGTTCTTTCATTGATTCAATAGCGTCATTGTATCCAGTATAAATGTCAGCAATTAATGTTTTAGGCATTTTGATTGTTACTACCCATACAGGGTGTCTATCTAATTTACCTTTCTTAGACATTGGTCTAAGATCATCTGGAGTTTTAATTTTTCTAGGAGATATAAAGTGTGTTTTTTCAAAAGATACTTTACAATCGTAATCAGTTAAACGTTTTCCGCCCTCAGGGTCTGGCATACTTTTATAATTCCACATAAAGGAACACGTTACCCAATGTCTTTCTATTTCAGGACCAGCAATAAGTTCACCATCTTCCCAATTATCATAGACGTATATATCTAATTCGTCTAATACACGTTCAAAATCTTTTAGAACTGAGAATTGTGTATTAGAATTATAAATTTGATTTATGTTTTTTACAGCATCAATTTGATCATACATTTTATATATCCAATATTTTCTTACAATGTATTTATCTTAATAGACATTTGTAAGAGCACGATTGGTAAATACAATTAGTGAACATATTCACTGTATAACCCAAAAGGAGGATACTGCATGGGTGCGAAACGAAAAGCCAAAGGGCGTTCGGATAACGTATTAAACTTTAATCAATTCACAACCAAACCTAAACAGGTGCAGATAGTTCCAAGAAACAAAAACCAAGAACATTATGTTCTCAAATTACTAGATAATTCAAAAGATATAGTATTTGGTATCGGTCCAGCCGGTACTGGCAAAACTCTCTTGGCTGTACAAGTAGCGGTTAAATTTTTTAAGGAGGGACTAGTTGATAAAATAATAGTAACACGACCTGCTGTTTCAGTAGACGAAGATCTAGGATTTTTACCAGGCACATTAGAACAAAAAATGGCGCCTTGGACAAGACCTATATTTGATGTACTACGTGAGTATTTTACAAGCTCTGAAATAGAAGGTATGATTCAAGAAGGTATTATTGAAATTGCGCCATTGGCGTACATGAGAGGTAGAACTTTTAAGAACGCATATATTTTAGCTGACGAAATGCAAAATGCTACACCAAGTCAAATGAAAATGCTACTAACAAGACTTGGCGAAGGATCGATGATGGCCGTAACAGGCGATTTAGCACAAGCTGATCGATTAAAAGACAACGGATTGTTAGATTTTGTTGATCAATTAGAAAGCAAGGATACTAGTTTTATTGATATTGTGAAATTTGCACATTATGATATAGAACGTCATCATGCGGTAAAAGAAGTATTAGATATTTACGGTGATGTTTAACGTACTCTACTACTCTTAAAAGCTAAAGGGTGATCATAATGGTCATCCTTTTTTAACAAATACATAAGATACTCATTTTTAGTATAAATGAGTTTCCAAGAGCTTTCCTTTATTGGAGGCCTTCCCATTGCATCATAAAAGATTTCTCCTCTATAATATTTTTCAAACCAAATATGTTTTTTACTCCAACTACTACGTATAGGCCACCAAGCATAACATTCAGTCCATTCAATATCTACTTCAATAGTTGACGGCATAATTATACTGCCATTGGTGCTTTTATACTAGGCATTGGATCATATCTTACAAGATTATAATCTTCTGTCTTAGTATTCAATAGTTCATCTAGTGTAGTAAACTCAGGCATTTCCAGTATAGGGCTATTACGTGGAGAACGTTCTAATTGTTCTTTAACTTGATCCATATGGTTATTGTAGATATGACAATCTCCTCCAGTCCATATAAATTCACCTAGCTCTAGATCGCAAATTTGTGCTAACATATGAGTAAGCAAACTATAACTTGCAATGTTAAACGGCACACCTAAGAACATGTCTGCGCTACGTTGATACAGTTGACAACTTAGTTTGCCGTTTATTACTTTAAACTGTGCAAATGCATGACAAGGAGGTAGCGCCATTTTGTCTAGCTTACTTGGGTTCCAAGCACTTACAATAATACGTCTACTGTCAGGATTATTTTTAAGTTGTTCTATAACAGATGCAATTTGATCTACACCATCTCCGTTAAAGTTTCTCCATTGCGAACCATATACAGGACCAAGCTCTCCATCTGTGTATCCTAGTGCTACACCTTGTTCTTTAAAATTAGCTGTCCAAATTGTATTCTTTGTTTTGTCGCCGTGTGTAATTTCTGCTAGTCTAGGTTCAGATGTTGATCCTTCCAAGAACCATAGTAGTTCTCCTACTACACTTTTCCATGCAAGTTTCTTTGTAGTCACAGCTGGAAAATTACGGTATGTTAGAGGAAAGCGCATTTGATATCCAAATACAGTACGTGTGCCTACACCTGTTCTATCACTTACGTCTTCACCGTTGTCTAAAATGTATTGTAGTGCTTCAAGATATTGTTTCACGTTTTTTCCAAATTTCAAAAGTAACTGCTTCGTGTTCTTCAGTCCAGGTCCGTTCAAATAGTGATTCAATTTTCTTTAATGGTAAAAACGTATCACACGCATATGCACCTGGAATACGACTAATATAAAATTCGTCTATAACACCGAGTGTTTGTTCAATAATTTTAGGACCACCTATAACCCAAGTAATAACACCTTCGTTTGCGTATTCGATATGTTTTACTTCGTTGTTTAGATCGCCACTAATATAAATGTCTGCACCTGGATAGTCATCCTTGCGTGTAGTTGCTAGTACATTAATACGTTTAGGTAGCGGACGTGGCATATGCGGATCGTCCCAAGTAGTAGATCCCATTATAACAATATGTCCTGCTGTGTTCTCTTTGAACCATTTAAGATCTGTACTGTTGTTAGGCCACGGTAGTGTACCGTTTTTGCTTACTCCGCCGTAGTCGTCACATGCTAGTATTGCTTTTATCATCTCTTGTCCAATATGTTTTTCATAACTGTACTTGCAGTCTTTGTAAAAAATCTAGGTGCAATGGCATGCACCAACAACACTGGCACTAGTATTTGTAGCTTTACTGCTATCTTAACTGCATACCACAAGTGTTGCAATCTAGTTTCGCCTACTTCCTCTAAGTGTGCTTTACATTGTTTACTAAACATTTAATCTCCTTCCCCCGGTTCTTCACTAAAATAAGACTCGTACTTATTTTCAACTCCGTCAAACTTTTCAGCATCGGGCAACGGTTCCTTTTTAGTAGTTATAACAGGCCATAGTTCGCTATATTTTGTATTTATAGCCATCCATTTTCCTAGTTCGGGTTCAGATAAATCACCGTCAACTACAATAGCATCAACTGGACACTCTGGTTCACAAACGCCGCAATCGATACACTCTTCTGGATTAATTACTAGTGTGTTTTCACCTTCATAAAAACAATCAACTGGACACACTTCTACGCAATCAGTATGCTTACACTTAATACAATTATCGACTACTAGATATGTCATTAATTATCTCCATAAAATTACTCGCACCTTTACTAACATTTTCTTGCCATGTACCAGCCGCATCTGCATCGGCAAAGTCACTCACATACTTATAACAACTAAAATTAATATCAAATTCTTTGGCTGCCTTTCCTATAGCATATGCTTCCATATCAACTAAATCAACATTAGCATAGTCAAACCAAGGATCGTGTTCCATAACAAAACTATCACCCGTACCAAGTGTAATATTAGAATCAGTATGCATTAAAAGAGGACCAGCAGTTTCACTTTTTTCAAAAGGAACAACACCTCGAGGTGCTTGTGGTTCAGCTAACATATCTCTCTGAATAATAATATCAGGCTGTACAATTGTTCCTATTAAATCTTTTTTGCTAACAATCCCAGCTGTTCCATAATTTATGATTTGTGTGCAATTAGCAAGTTTTCCGTATTTCATTGCTGATATAGCTGCATTAACCTTACCAACTCCGGTGTAAGATAATTGCCATTCTACACTAGGTCTATTTTGATGAAAATAATCTGAGTCTAATTCATTTTCTAATGCTACTAAAACCCAGATCATTATATTCTCGATAATCGAATTAGTGTTGCTGCCAAGTTAATCTCTGGATCTGCTACTAGTGTATGATCAACTAGTCCTTGTTTGATTTCAAGAACAGCCATATCTTGTTTAGCTTCGTCACCAAACAAATCAATATTTTGATACAGCCATGTATAAATTTCTTCCATTTCTTCTGGACGCACTGCGCCGCACAACATTTTACGTGCTTCTTGTATTTTACCTGCTTTAAATAGTTCTACCATACCTAGCTTCCAGTCTGCTTCACCACTATCGCCTTGTTGCGGACTTACTAGTACTCCATCTACGCTATTCATTTGCACCATGTTAATACATTTACGTAGATCAGGATATGTTGCTTTTACATATGTATCAAGTGTATCTAAGTCTGGAGTTACACCTTCTGTAATAAGAATCTCTGCAACTCTTGCTGTAAACTCTGTTTGGTCTATTTTAGCAATATGAAAGCCCTGACAACGACTATGAATAGCAGGGATGATACGATTGGGGTAATTGCAAGTAAGAATAAACCTTGCAGTGGTGTGATATTCTTCCATAACACCACGTAGCGCCGCCTGAGCGTTTGGCGACAAGTAAT